TTGGCAGCAAAGCTGGCAGAGAAAGGCATCGACCTCAAGCCAACCAGTGTTGCAAACACTGATGGCGTAGAGACACAGGAGGTAGCGTAACAGAGAGGGGCTTCGGCCCCTTTTTTACTTGGACAGGTTCTTCTGGGGGCACGCCAAGAGGGGTGAGTGTGTGCAGCAGTAAGCTGCATACAGTCGCCAGCAAAATTAAACTTAAAAAAGGAAAACCAAATGTTAAAAACTGTTTGGATTGCATTCGTAGCATTCTCTACGCCAGAAGAATGCGATCAGTTTTTAAAAACGAATCCTTCACTTGCTCACGGTGAAGTGCAATGCGTCATTCATCAGCACGAAGTGCCGCAAGTAAAACCAAAACGAAAACCAAAGTGACGTAAGGTAACTAATGACTTTAACTATTGTCACTGCAATAATGCAGGACATAACCAAAGGAGAACTAACATGAGACTGAATTACATTGATTATGCAGACCTGCCTTTGTCAGTAATGTTTGTAAAAGATGACATCGAATTGCTTCATGAATTCTTTTTATTTGTTGATGCAAATTTAGACATAAATGAAGGTTTCAAACGGCCCATTTCATTAAGACAAATCATAACATGCTTTGCAGAAATACATGCAAAATTAGAGGAGATATAGCATGAAACATTTCTCAATGAGTGACTTCAACTTTCCTGTTGAACAACAACCAATTCATGACCAGCTTGGCAATATTATTGCTGGTCATCAAGCTGTTGTGCGTACCGACACCGATCAGGTGTTGGGCGTACACGGATCACGCTACAAGATTGTATCACACGATGATGTAGTCAACTCAGTACTCGACGGAGTGAAGTCATCAAATCTATCAGACGATTATGAAGTAAGCGTCGATGTGCTTGAAGACGGTCGCAAGCTAAGAGGTGAGATACTATTTAATAATCTTACTGTTGAACCAGCAGTCGGTGACTATGTTAAGTTCCGAGTTAGCTTCTTCAATAGCTACGATGCGTCTTGGTCCTTCTCTCAGCAAGCCAATGGCTTACGGCTATGGTGCCTCAATGGTTGCACCACACCCGACACAGTGGCGCGCAGTAGATACAAGCACACTGCATCTATCAACGTCGAAGGTGCAGCAGCCAAGGTAATCAATGGCCTTGAGCACTTTCAATCTCGCAAGGATGTCTGGCAAAGCTGGATGCACACCAAGCTAGAGCAACCACAGGTCGAAAACTTCTTTAAGAAGACTGTCTGCAAAGCATTTACACGCCAGCAATCAGTCACCAAGACCAACGAAAAGCAATTAGAAAATTTGCTAAGTATTTGGAGCGACGAGCGCAACAGCCTCGGCTCCAATAAGTGGGCGTTATACAACTGCCTTACTTACTGGGCTACGCATACACAAGATCTGCGTAAGCCAGAGATTGCCAAGTACAATCGTGAGATACAGATTGCTAGTGCAATGAAATCAAAACAATGGACGGAGATGGCATGAGACACGGCGAAGTATACAGAATGAATAGTGCTTGGTGGTTTAGCAAGCGCACAGATGGCAGCACATTAGTGCTGTCAACTAAACATAAAACAAAAGCTAAAGCATTAGCTGAAGGACAAGAGCAGCTTAACGAAGGGCGTATTGACAACCTTCACACATGGAAAAGCAATGGGTCATATGAATCTTGTATGGCTATTTGCAAACCAACGGAGAACCAACATGCGAATGAGTAAACAACACTATGAATTTATTGCAGACACGATTGGGCCAATGGTAGGTTGGCCCTCTCACCTACACTCAATAGCTGATAAGCTAGAGAAAACTAATCCACGTTTTAATCGTGAAAAGTTTTTGCAACGTGCAACCAAAGCTTGGGAGGACAACCATGACATACCAGATGTTGATGACCACATCCCTTATTGAATGCCCAGAGTGCTACGGTCATGGCACTCTGACTTACACTAGGTTTATTAGGCAAAGCTTTGATGTCGATGTAGGCTACGAAGAAGAATACAAAGACACTTGCTGGAACTGCAATGGTGACTGTGAGATTGAGGTAGAACCAGAGGATCTTGACAACGATGACTGACTTGCTGCATTAGTGCAGTATGAAGTCATATCTAAGATACTTACAAGACAGAGCAGACGAGACAAATGTTTCGCTGCTCACCTCTTTCAAACGAGCAAGCGTACCAACATCAACTTACTATCGCTCGATCAATGGAGATACAGAACTGAGATATGATACCGCAGTGAAAGTAATTAATGCTATCGAAGAACTTCACTCGATACAACAAGCCCGTCAGCATACCGAAAGATTACGAGCTTCTGGTAAAGATGTTAACCGCCGCTCGGTTAGAGCTAAGTTTAAGCCAAGAAGCATTAGCTCATAAGATTGGCTGCACTGTATCACTCATTCATAAATGGGAAGCGCATAAGCGTTTGCCTTCTGGGTTTATGCTTATGTGTTGGCTGGATGCGTTAGAGTATGACATCGAAGTCAAAAAAAGGTAGCTCAATTGATTGCATTGCATGCCAAACCACAACCACTTGGTTCGTTGCAATACTTAAAAACAATAGCGCAGCTACTTACGAGAAACATTGGTATGTCTGCCTTCATTGCTACGAGGAGGACAAATGGCAAACCGTAACAAGAACAAGGGAACTTACCACGAAAAGTGGTTCGTCGACTGGCTTACGAAAGCGAAGATCAAAGCGAAAAGGCAACCCCTCTCAGGCAGCTTGGGAGGAGAGTATAGCGGCGACATCAAGCTCGAACTCTTCGGACAAGAACTGGTGGGAGAAGTAAAGTATAGGGACAAGTCCAACTTCCCTAGCCCATTCACAGTATTAGATAGGCGAGACATTGCCTTCTATAAAAGACGGACAGGAAGTCCGCAAACTCTGGTCATCATGAGCGGTGATCAATTCCTTAAACTTATGGAGAACGCAAATGCCATACAATCAAAGCAAGATCGGATACAAACAGAATAGATCCAGTAAGCAAGCAGCTAGCTTTAATCAAGAAGGCAAGCTAACAATCCGTTATCAAGTCCTTGAGTTGTTCAAGGAACATGGTGAACTTACCAATGAGCAAGTCTCTCAGCTTCTTAACAAGCCAGAGATCTCAGTCCAACCTAGAATCAGTGAGCTAAAGAACGCAGGAGTTATTTGTGACTCAGGCAAAAAAGCTATGGGTAAGTGGGGAACATCAATTACAATCTGGAGCTACGATGAAAAAGCCAAAGCAACTGGGTAGTGTAGTATCAAGCAGCGTTTGGGATGCACACATTAATAAAGCTACAAGCTCACCGCACTACGCTAGAGAATACAAGAAGTATAGTTATGTGCTTGATGAGTATGAGATTATAGCCAAGCGAATTAAGAATGGTGAGCCTGTCGGTGAGCCATATCTTAAAGGCGAGCAGCGAAAAAAACTATTAGAACTTACTGACATTACTGAAGCCGACCTCAAAAAATATCTTGAGTAAGCTGCAAGTATGCAGTAGTCTAGCCCTCATAATAAAAGGAGAACTCAATGGATGATCGCATCTGTATGTATTATGTATTGTCTCGACTGGATGATATTATAAAAGCTGAAAGCATAGAGCTAAGCTATGAAATGGTAAGCTCACTTAAAGATGAGCTAATCTATAACTTAGGCGTTAATGCAAGGTTACGTCATGGAGCGTAAAGGTTTCATAGGCGGCAGTGACTGCGTAAAGATTATGAATGGCGACTGGCTTGAGCTATGGCAGATCAAGACTGGTCGCGTAGATCCAGACGACTTGTCTCGCAATATTGCAGTACAACTCGGTAGCTGGACTGAAGACTTCAATCTTGAATGGTTTGAACATGAGCATGATTGCATTCTGTCTAATCAGCAGCATGAATATGAATTAGAAATTGGTACTGTACCAGCAAAAGGTACAATTGATGCTAAGTGGGGCAGCTTTATAGTCGAAGCCAAGCACACCAATCCATACAAATCTATGGATGATATTATTGAATACTACATGCCGCAGATACAACTGTACTGCTATCTTGCCAAAGCAGATGGTGCTTATTTCTCAGTAATTTTTGGCAACAGCAAATGGGAGTCAGCACATGTCTCGTTCGACCTACGCTATTTCAATTCTATGTGGGCAGTGGTGTCAGACTTCTGGGGTTACGTTGTACGCGACGAAGAACCGATTGGTATTCAAACGCCAGACATCTCCATTGACAAGATTGAGGTGGACAACATGGTCAAGCGAGACGCCAGCACAGACAACCAGTTCATCGACGCAGCAATTACCTACATCAACGGTTACGAACATAACCGCGTGTTCGAGAACGCAAAGAAAGATCTTAAAAACATGGTCGGCAGCAACGAAAGAGAAGTTTACTGCGACCACCTTACAATCAAACGAGACAAGCGGGGATCACTCCGCATAACAAGGAGAACCAACAATGACTAATAACCTCGACATCTGGGACAAGCTGGCCTCTTCAGACCCCAAATATCTGAAGAAGGTCAGCTTTGGCAGCCGATCATTCACCGCCATTGATCCACAATACCAAGTCAGAAAGATGACTGAACAGTTTGGGCCAGTCGGTGAAGGCTGGGGATGGCACAACACAACAGAGATTGTGCCTGTGAGCAACGGAGACAGCGCTGTGTTAGCGCATGTTACTGTTTGGCATAGTAGCCCAGCAAATTCATTTGGCCCCTTCACAGGGTGCCGTAAGTTCTTTGATGCAGCTAAGGGTCGTATGGCCGAGGATGCACCGAAGATGGCTATCACTGATGGCCTAACCAAAGCACTGTCGCACATTGGCTGTGATGCTGACATCTTCTTAGGTAAGATGGATGGTAATAAGTACGATCAAGACAGTGGAAATAAGAGCAGTGGGTGGTAGGTACACCAAAGAAAGAATCCAAAGAACATGGTGTCCGCGTTGCGGCGCGGCACCACGTACTCCCTGCAAAAATAATAACGGGAGAAACCATCTTGAAAGAATGCAAAACTATCAAGAGTTCATGAACAAAAAACTTAAAGACCACAAGAAAAGGAGCCAGAAGCATGGCAGAATATGACCACACAAATAGAGGCGCAGCCTTCACACCATTCCCAACGCAGCAGATGATCTTGCAAGGTAAGGTCAACGTCGAAGGCGTGGATTCAAAAGTAGTTCTTGTCAAAGACCAGACTAAAGACGGTCGTGGTATTGTCGAGGTCTATCAGAAGATGGCTGTAATGTTTGACAATGACAAGAAGGGCAATGATGCAGCACCCGATTACTCTGGCCCAGTTGGTGAAGACAAACGGATTGCTGGGTGGAGACGCATGAAAGATGGTAAACCTTATATGTTTTTTCAAATAAGCGACAAGCAACAAGGCCAACAATCTGCATCTTCCCCATTGCAAGAAGATAGCATTCCGTTCTAAGCTAAGCTTAGTTCTCCAGAGGAGCGTCCTGCCCTCCCTCACAACTGCCTCGCTTAGCCAGATTACTCTGCATAGCGGGGCTTTTTTTTACCCAAAGGAGTTCATCATGAAATTAAATAATAAAAAATTAATAGAGTTAAGAAAGGAAAGAGGAATAACTCAAGCAACAATGTGCAAAGATCTTAACTTACAGCAAGCTAATCTTTCTCGTTATGAAAGCGGATCAATTCAAAACCCTTCTGCAGCAATGGTTAAAGCGATGGCTAATTACCTTGAGTGTCACATGGAAGATCTTCTTTTAACAGAAAAAGGAGATAACCAAACAATTCCAAATCGAATTGATGTTCATGTTTACTTTCATTGGGGAGAATAATTAATGGAAACATGGGAAGAAATGACGCAACGTCACAAGAAAGAAAAACTACAGCTAGTAAAAGCATTGGCACAATCTCGCTGCACTCAAACACAAGCAGCAAAAATCCTTGACGTAAAGCTATCTGGTCTGAATAATTTTATTCATCGCAACAAAATATACTGGCCCGTCATAGAGCAAGGGAGAAGACAATGAAAATACATCGCGCACATGAAGTAGAGTTAGACTTTCTAAAGCGCAGAGTTGATACGCTAATCAATGAAGAAAACAGAACCGACCCACATCCAAATGTAAAACAAGATCTATGGGCAGCGCGTTCTGAACTAAACCAATTTGTAAACAAACTAAGAAGTGAAGGCTATCACATATGACAGAAGAACAATTGCGAGAAGCAATGCTTGCCGATGCCAAAGAAGTTAGAAAAAGAGCAAAGGATCGTGACGGAACAAACATCTATCTAAAGCAAAACTTAGCTGTCAACTACCACATGGGTGGCAGAGACGCTAAGCCAGAGACAAAAGAAATAATTGCTTTAGCTCAGAAAGGTGTAGATCGTGAGTCTATATGCAGACGCATGAACTTCAAAGGATATAGTCGCAGACAAACCTTAGAAGTATTGAATCGTCACTCGGAAAAGATTCCAAACTTAAAGCATTAACTCAAGGTAAAGGCCATCAATGAATTGATCATTTTGTTAACGTCAACAAAATGATAGCTAAAGCATTAGCTCAAAGTGAGGGCCATCAATAAATGGCCTTCGACCCTGACCTCTACGCAGATCAACGTAAGCATTCATAGCTTCTTCCATTGTGCCATCCCACTTGCGAATGTCATCTATATGCCAAGCTGCTCCCCAGCGCACAGCCACACCAGCAGCTTCAGCACCTTCCTTCATAGCGTCAGCCAAATCGTCATACAGATTAAGCTCCCAAGAACCACGGCCCTCAATGTAAGCCATCAGATCAACAGCCAATCCATCTAAATGTTTTGACTTCATAGTTTGACTAGCGCCTTTAGCTACTAATGCCTTCTGCATTTCCAAGGTACGCAAACCTTGAATAACTCCGAAGTCTGTCTTCGTTGCTGTGATTGCAAACTTAACCACAGAAATCATTCTGTCATCAACGCCTTGTAGTCTGTCGAGACTGCGTTGGGATAATTTGAAAGTCACTTCTTTAATCCTTTCATGGTTCGTATACCAAAGCTTGCAGCAATAGAGGCATACATTCCCCACTGCACCCAGAGAGGTGTAGTTTCTAAATTAGCAAATCCAACTGCCATTACATCTTGCATAGAAGGAATAAAATTCATGCAAAGAATAGCTACAAAAACTATAGTCCATAGCTCATCCTTCCAAGAATCCTTCGATGCTTCTATTGCTGACTGCTCCCAGTCCATCTCACCAGTAGCTTGCTTGAGTTTGATCTCCGCATTAGCTTTCTGGATTGCAGCCTTACCGTCTAAATAACTGGTAGCTAGACCACCAACTGCACCTATAATCTGACCAATCATTTCTCATGTCCTATCCATACTGCGAAAGCACCTGTCATAGCGCCTGTAACGGTCGCTGTGAGCGCGGTGGCTTGTGTGCTAACCTCACCCTGCGGAAGAGACATAAACCATTCTATGACGCGAATATACATAACAGTCATTACTAGCATCATAATCCTTGGCATGATCTTCCAAGCCAATATCTTTTCCATAGCTATAGTCATTACAACTCCTTTAAGAACTCAGTGAATAAATACAAAACAACAAAACCACCAACGCTTAAGGTTGCAACAATACCCCATGTTACATACTTAATAATATTAGCGATTTGTTTCTGTTTTTCTTCTGCTTCTTTCTTACGTTGAACGCGCATCTTGGCTTCAAAAGCTAAGAAACTATCCCACGTTCCGGGCTTGCCGTACAAACGACAAATACTTTCTAGCTCTTTGCGTTGCTCTTGGATCTTTTGCAAAGCTAAGAACTCATCAAAGTCATCAGCAGATTTGCCCATGACCTTGGAAAACAATCCATTCTTTTTGCGGTTGCCTCTAGCTCTTAGCTCTTCTTCAGAACTCACTAAGTTTTTAAGAGGTGCTAGAAAATCCGACACCTCTTTGCCATTAGCAACAAACTTCTTAATCGTGCTGTAAGCAGCATTGGCTGCTGCTAATTCAGCTAACATAATCTATCCCAACATATTCATGCGAAGAAGAAGAGCGATGATAAACGCACTCGTTGCAATCACAACGGCCTCAAGGCGCTTAACCCTGTTAAACAAATCTTTGAACTGGATTTCCATCTCGGTTTTTATAGCCACGATTTCCTTCTCCAATCCATCAATGCGAGTATGTGCTGATTGTACGGTGCGTTTATCCATTGTCTTTACTCTAAGTTTTCTTTCAGTTTAGTCATGAAGAACTCACGACCCCCTTGAAGTTGCATTAAGTTAAACTGAGCACTAGCAATCTTTTGATCCAAAGAACCTATATGATTTATACAAGCCTTCGCTTCATCAGATAATTGATCCTCAGTGTATTCTACTTCATCAATCGTAATGACCTTTTTGTCTTCAGTCATATTGATCTCCTTTCTAGGTTATGACCAAGGCACTCCTGCCTCAGTAGTTGGATTAGCTATCGCATCAATCTTAGAAGCAATAGCAGCTTCTGTATCAGCTTGTGATACATGACCCCACACCCAGCCCTGAGCTTGAGCCTCAGTAATATCTGCATACGGCGTAAAGTCAGGCGCAGAGGCATCGTAGGTTAAACCACAAGTGCCATATGAGCTTGCTGAGTTGCCATCTTCATCAACGCCTGTGCAGCGCCAGTGAGCAATGTAAACGCCACCATCTGATGTGTGACGCTCAAGTGTTGGAATAGTCCAAGTGTAAGTTATTGCCATGTTATACCTCCTGTGCGGCTAGATGTGCAGCATAAGCTGCTTTTACTGCGTCTGTGTGAACTGCATTGCAGATGGCTTGCACCTCTGTGCTTTCACCTGTGATGTCGGCATCTGGTGCTACTACATGGCGTGAGAAGGATCGGCTGATCTCTACACCGTCACGCTTGATGACCGTGGCTGTGCGCACCTGAACGTGCTTGAAGTCGCCTACGATCTCTATTTTGTCTTGTACTGTTTCTTCTGTTAGTGCCATCGTTTATCTCCTTTATGGCTTGGACTGTCCAACCCCTATGGTGTGGGGTTACGTTGCAAAGTATGTTGCGGTTATACCGATGTCAGACAACCCTGAAACTATTTCACTAAGCAGCAGATTACTGGCACTGGCGTTATCGTGACCTAAATGTATGTAGAATGTAGTTGAGGTGCCAGAATACGTTGTAGGCTCAAGAGCAAAACTCCTTACTGTGCTTGGGTAATCCCACTGACTTACCCAAGCTGTCCCCGCAAAATAATGGCCAGACTCTTTTGTAAAAGGTAGTCCTGTAATTTGGACATAACCACTTCCAGCCGAACTTTCCGTAATGTTCCCAAGATATGCTGAAACCGTAACTACTTTTCCAACTTTTGTGTACTTTGCATATGTTATTGTCGTTGTATAAGTTCCTGCGGTTCCCGACCCACTGACAACAGGCGTCCAAGTCCCCTCCTCATAGTCATCCAGCGTTTTGCTTGTGACTGAGCCGCCAGTGCTGCCAAAGACTACACCGCCAGAGAGGTAGAGGTTTTTAAATCTGTTTACATTTGTTCCTAATTCTATTGCGTCATCTGCTAAAGCGCCCACTTTATCAACAGGTTGAAGTATTCCTGTGTTTGCATCAATTGAAGAGCCTAATAACCCTGCACCTTTTGCTGATGATCTAGGATCAAGTATAATATAAGACACTACTCCCGAAGTAGAGCCAATACTCCCCACCGTGGAACCGTCTTTGCTAAAACGTGCCATTACTCCATCGTTTGTTGAGCGGTTAATTTGCAATGCTACATCAGCGTCACGACTAGCTGCAAGAATACCATTTGCACGAGCCTCAACGCCAGTTGTAGTTACGCTAGCACTATTCTTACCCACCAACAGATTACCGCTGGCATCTAGGGTCATATTTTGTGACCAAGTAATAGCAGTATCAGCAGAACCAGAAACAGCCGTAAGCCACTGATGAACACCATCAGTTTGAGTGTATTTAGTTGCGTAATCTGCGTTGATATATTCCCATCTAGCATTGGTGGTGTCGTAGTAAGCATTACTACTTAAATGTAAGTCACCATTTATATCAGATAAAGATGCTTGTGCGCCAACTTGAAGCGCCTTGGTGCCGTATAAAGAACTCCAAGCTTCAGGAACAACCCCAATTCCAACATTACCGCTGCTGTCGATGCGCATGCGTTCTGAAGAGCCATCATAGTTTGTGAATATGTGTGCACCTGCAATGCCAAGATTTAAATCGTAAAGTGTTGTCCAAATCGTTCCAATGTTTCCACCAGAATTAGTCTGTATGCTAAGACCTTTGTCGTATGTACCACCAGTATTTCTAATATCCAATCGGCTAGCTGGCGAACTCGTCCCAATCCCCAAGCTCTCCTCACTCGCATCCCAAAAGAACTTGGCAGTCGTGCCTGTGTCCTCGTAGAAGCTGATGTCGCCTGTTGCACCATCTATGTTTAATCTTTGCAAGCTATTTGTGCGTAATGTAATGTCACCTGTGGCTGTAGCATTATAAACAGTAAAATTATCGTTAGTGCCACTGTCGAAACCAACATAAGCTGTAGCACCACCAGTATCAGAATATGTAATATAATTTCCAGGTGTACCTGATGCTGTAGCGTTCAAGTCAATTAACGACCCGCTTGCTTTATCCACAGTCAGCTTATCAGCCGTGACAGTGCCAGTTACGTCAATACCTGTGGAGCTAATCTCAGCAATCTTATCTTCGCCGCCATCTCCACCGATCTTAAATTCAATGTTGGCACCAAACCAGCCAACCATTTTAAACTCACTAGAGCTTGCACTCAACTCGCCATACTGTTTGCCATCTGCATCAGAACCACTTACGTCTGATCTTAGATAAAGGCCCGATCTATTAGCAGAAGCTACAGTTAAATGATAAACGCCAGTGCCGTAGGTTAAATCATACGGGAAGTTAAACGTAGTATAACCAGAACCAGTTGTACCCGTAGAGTAAGTTCTAATTGACTCTAGGTTAGAAGCACTAAACAATCTAACCGCACCACCTTCAGTTGAAGAACCGTCATGACCAAAAGCTTTGATGTCAAAGTAATCTCTGCCGCTTCCAGTATTCTCATCCATACTCAAAGAGCCGTAAGTGCTGCCGTTTGTAACCTTTAAAGTCTCATCAACAATTTGAGTTTCAACTAATGACTGAACAATACCAGCACCAGTAATCTTAAATCTTTCTGTGGTTGAGCCAGACGTGCCTGTCTTAAATATTATATCACTAGAGCTAGATGTTATGGTCATATCACTAGAGCCATTAGTAATAAACATTCCATCATTAGATGTTAGTGAAAGTCTATGACCTGTATTGCTTGCTTCAATGCTTAGATTTCCTGATGCAGAAACATAAGAGAAATCATTTGAATCATCATAGCGCAGTAACAATCTATTAGTATTACTGCCATCACCCCTAATGGCTATAGAAGGACTAGAATCCCCCTCAAGAATAATATTTGGACTTGCTGATGCAGTTGTTGCACTAATCTTTAATGGATCATTGGTAGACGTAATGTTGCCAGCTACCTCAATTCCATCAGGCTCAATTTTAAAAATAATATTTGTTGCAGCAGCATTAGCACCATCGCTTATACCAAAATGTAAGGCACCCGTTTTTGCTGTATCACTGTCAAGACCATTAATAATTCTAGGACGAATGGTCGAGTATGTGTGATATGCTGTATTTGTTTTCTGCCCATAAAAATTAACACCACCCGTATATGCAGCAACACCATCAACAACAGCAGTTGAGTCATATAAACTAAAGTTAGGATTTGGCCCTTGTATGCGAACATCATCGCCGCCCGTACCACTATTACCAATCTGAACATAAGCCGATGTGCCGTTAATAGCATTGCCGTAAACAAACAACTCACTGTCAACATCAACAACCCCACTACCATTGCAGCGAAGGTTAATGTTTCCATCAGTATCTGTTGAGCTAATCGTATTCCCATTAATAGTAATGTTATCAACATTTAAACTATCAGATACAGCCAATTCACCCGTAATATTTACATGTTTATTAAAGTCAAAACTGGTAGTAGAGTGGGTGTATTGAATTGTAGCTGACGCACCATCTATAGTAATACCAGCACCATTAGCTTCTGCACTATCAGTTGCACCACTAGCAAGCACAATGTTTTTATCATCAATAGTAAGGGTGGTAGAGTTTATAGTTGTTGTTGTGCCATCAACTTGAAGATTGCCAGCAATTATTACTGTTCCAGTATTGTCTCCATGATTAGCTGGATCAAGTGTTAAAGTAGATGGCGCTTTGATAGTCGACGAACTACTAGCAACTTCTGTAGAAGCGCCAAGTTGTAAGTCACCTTCCATAATAACATCAGCGCCATCAAATGTAGTATTTAAAATACCCGATCCCGTTCCAGTGCGAACTTTAATTTTTTGCGCTGTATTTAAATCAAAGAAACCTCGTTGAACATCATTATCTTTAAGAACTAAAGTTCCATTTGAAGGATTTAAGTTTAAAGCGCCACCATCCGTATTTAAACTAAGATCAGATGACGTACCGCCAACATGAGTAGATTTAATAGAAGAAAAAGTTGTAGATGTGGTTGTATTAATAAAACGAACTTCTTGAGAAACAGAAGTAAACGCAAAGTCTAATGCAGTTATTCCAGCACGCTGCATATACAAACTACTTGATGCAGGAATGTTTATTTCAACATCAGCGGTAGGCGCTAAAATTAAGTTGCCTGTTGTAGAGCTAAGAGTATTGCCATCAATACGAACGTTATCAATGTCTAGTCGTTCAAGCGTAAGAAAACTTAAATCAACAACAGAATTAATAGCTGCATTACCATTGCTATCAAAGCTAAGAAACCCGTTAGCTCTGTCTGCTGCTTTAGGTATAACAAGACTTACGCCAACATCAGTTGGATCTGTAATAGGTGCGGTCAGCGCACGAACAGATCGCATTTTGTTGTCAGCCGCAATGGCTGTAAGCGTGTCGAGTTGAGTATTTAAAGCTGCTCGGTTTATATCTGATCCTGCTGAGAAATCAGTTACCCGCTCAATAGGTATGTTTCTTGCAATAACAACCTGACTGCCGCCAGTTATACCCGTTACTGGCTGTATGCCCGATGATACTGTGTTAAATGTTGCTGTGCCTGTAGATCCCTCACCGCCAGTAATAGTGTAGTTACCATCACCAGATCCCTGAGTTTTTATTATGCCGTCTACATACAGCTGTACTTCATCGTCATCAAAGAACTCAAAGGTAATTGAGAATGTTGTTTGCGTTGCGCCTTCAGCAACAGTGTAAACAACGTGGGGATTATTATTTGCAACATTTATGGACATAGCTCACCTCTCTAACTTCTTTTCTCACAAAGAAGCTGAGAGATTCAATGCACAAATAGTCTAGTACAAATCATTGCCTATTAGGTAAAAAGCCAGTCAGGTCTTTTGCTGTGTCTTTTATTATATCGCCAGTCGCCATTGTTTCTATAAGTGGCGTCATACGAATTAAACCTTTAGCACCATCCTGCACATCCCCAGAAAGCATCTGACCAATAGAACTTAGAACCTCATAGCTCCAATCAGCAGGAGCGCCACCCAAAGAAACTAATGCACCAATCTTATCTGGTGGAGCTTGAAACTTTGGTTGAATAGGAAAGTTATTTTCCAATCCCATTTCACTAGCCATTGCTATGCCACGATAAACCATATCGCTGTAAATTGCGGCAAGACCTGAGAAGTCAAAAGACCTCATAATTTTGTCTTCAATGTCCATGTCTTTCCAAGCCCAGCTTGGAGTGCGAGCATTTACAATCATATATCCAAGACCCATAGCGACAGCCACATGAGATAAACGATTGCGAACTGCACCAGAGGCATGGTTGGCAGTAATCTTGCTTAAAGCACCCATTGTGTAACTATAAAAAGTAAACGGCAGAGCAAGCAGTCCACTTTCTGCTCTTCGATACCCCTTAACTCTAGGGTCAATAGTAGTTTCAAATGGAAGAAATTTAGCTAAATGTTCTGGAATATAAGCAACACCGCTCATTACAATTGGTTTGTCTGCTGGCGTACCCATAATTACTCTATTCATAACACCAGAAGACAAAGCATTTCTAAATGCAATAACTGTTGCTTCGTCTGTCCAAGCTTCTGTGTTTGGCAAAAACAAACCGCCTTGGCTTTTTTCATAAGGAGAGTCAGCTATTTGCTTAGCTAGTTTTGGAGTAATATTATATCTAGCTAAAAACTCTTTCTCAAACTTACTAGCCTTACCAGTGCCTAGCTTAATAGCAGAGTCAATAATTGTATGACCACGAAGCAAACCATCGAATGTTTTAATAGCTACAGTTACAGGAGCCAAACCATTCATAATATAAAAAGCATTGTTTAGTTTGTCAGGAATAGTCTTGCTAAACACATCATTCGTAAGGCTTTCCATATACCGCAAGTGAGTTATGCCACGAACAATCTCCAATGCCTCACCAGCTAAATTAAGCTCTCTCTTAGATGCCTTTAAAGATATATCATCCATTGTGCCAAGCACTGACTTGCCAATAGCTTTAAGCTCATGATCCATAAATAAAGATGCAGCATCACCAACCGCTGCTAATCCAGAGCCGCCAAGAAACGTCCAGCTTGTTGCCGTTCTAAGAAAGTCAGCTATCTTTGTGTCTATGGCATCAGGACGTTTAAGCGTTGTGCCAACTACTTGATCGTATATTGCAACAAAGTTTTTAATAAACTTATTTATTGTAGCTTCATCAACACCATCTTTAATAAGCCTAGATCTGTAATAATCTATTCTTCCTTCTAGTGGCATTATCTGATTAGTTTCTGGATCACGAAAACGTTTGTGATACTCTAGTCGAGGGCCAACACGATTGGTGTAAGCAATCATAACTTCCTTAATGTCAGTCACAATGTAGTCTTTAATCAAGTGATTAGGAATATTAAGGCGACGAGATACAAGCGGGCCGCTGCGACCAAATCCAGTAAAGATTGCATCAACAGCATCTTCGTCTGTTTCCCCAAGAATGTTGTCTATAGTTTCATTAGCTCTACGCTCAAGAGATACAGGATCAGTTGCTAGCTCTTGCTTCTTAAATAGCTTATCATCACCCTTAACAATAATCTGTGGATTTTCACGAAACCAATTCATTAAGATATTCTTTAAACCTTCTCGATCTGATTCAATCTTACGGCGATTAAAGATACGCATAAGGTAATTGTTAGGAGATTTAACTGATGGCATTTCATCCATCATATCCATAGCGTTATCAATTCTAGCTTTTGTTTCATCCATAGCTTTGGCTAGATCTTTCAAAGCGCTACGCATATCAGCCGTAAGATCTAACTCTTTATAAAGCAAAGCTAGTTCATCAATTGATTTTGCATTTTGTATTTTATCAAATGCATCATCAAACTGACCTAATAAGGTCTGCTTCATAACAAACTCTTCTTCTAAGTCTGTTTTATACTTAACTTGCTTATTGGTAAGGCCTCTAGTTGTGGCAGTTTTATTAAGCTGCCTAAGTTTATTATTTAATTTTTCCAGATCTTTTGAAAGCCTATCTTGCTGTGGGCGCATCCATCGTTTGTTTTGCTCAACAATGCTTTTAGTAACGCTTTGAAGCTCCATCTGACGACCAACATTTTTTAAATAGTTGTCTTCAAAAAGATCCTTTGGATTAATAAGACCAACCTCTTCTAGCTCTTTACCATATTGCTCAAAAAAACTACGAGCAGCTTGCACTGATGCAGCTTCCTGCGGTGTCATTTTTTCATATGGAACTTCATCAACCATTAAACGACCGATGTGATTATACCACTCGTCAGGTGCAAAGCTATCTTTGCCTAGCTTACGGCGAACACGCTCTACATATTCTCCAACAGGAACATTAAAAAACTCAGCAGTAGGATTACGTGGACTTACTTCACGATAATTTTGATTAATAACATCAAGGGCTTTAAACCAGTCACCTTGACGTCTTGCAGACTCAGTAAACGCAGAACTGCCTACACTTTTACCAAGCTGGTTCATAGCATAAGGCATTCCATTATCACCACCAAGCTGAAGCATATCCATCTTAGCCCAGTCTGGTAACTTCTTGTCTTGTATGGTTGCACGAATAGGCGTTGGTATTGCCTTCATAAACCAAGAATTATTAAACCACTCACCTGTAAAAGATAAGTCTTCGCCTCTTTTTGCTGGCTCATCAGAAACACTATTAAGATATTCTTTATACTTACGCCCAAAAGTTGCTTGTCTAGCTTGCGCAGAAATAGGTCTATTCAGCGCTGTGCCTATGCCAAAGCCAAGAAGGCCACCAACGGCTGTTGTGCCCATTGTATAGAGCGCTGCGTTGCCTATTTCAGTTGCTGGGTCTTCACCCTCGCTAATCTCAGTAAGCGCCTCAATGAGCGTTATGCTGCCATCTACGACCGCTGCATCCAGAGCGCCTATCTTAGAAAGATCTTTAGCCGTAAGATCTTTGCCTCTCATTAGTTGTTTTGCACGAGCAGCTTGTCTTAAACCAGAAGTAGAACCTAAAGCATTAAGACCTCGACCAAGATGCAAAGAAGCAGCAACACCACTATAAGGAATAGCAATAGACGCATGAAGGCTAGGGTCAGTAAGAAATAAATTAAGACCAGTAGAACGATTCAATACACTATAGTTATCTCTACGTTTCTGTAAAAACTCTAGGGCAGAAGTAAAGTTATCTTCAGATCCAATTCCAAACAAACGAAGGTAACGAGCATCTTCTTCATTAAGACCCTGCTTTTCTATTATTGTCTCAACGCGATCAATTGACTCTGGATCATAGGTTGAAGCTCTTGAATAAAAATTCAGCTGGTTTTTTATTGGGTTAAATAGTTTTCCATATTGAGCATTTCCCGTTTGCCCAAGTGTAGGCACTGTAGATTGCACTGGCTGTCTACCAACATTAAACGGCTCTGCTTCTGGAACAACTATTCTCATTGATTTGGCTCTGTCATTTCTATTTGCAATGCATTGCTAAGGGAATTGTACTCTTTTCTTTTTGACCTAAAAATATTTAAAGCCATGTCATCATCGCCAAGTATTCTATTAAATCTTTTTATTCTGTTAACGTCAGATAAAAACATTTCTTCAGTCATGTGATCTAAGGTTGCCTTATAGTTAATTTCAGCAATTACTTTGTCCCCAGCAGGTGCATCTGATTTAAATGCAATCTCTAAATTATTAAGAGACTGAAACCTCATATCAGCTCTTCGATCAGCTTGAACCTTTGGTTTTTCTAAAGTTAAAACCGTATCATTAAGTATAATTGGTTCAAATCCACCATAATCATTTATATATCCTATTTCGTACATAGGTTGACCTTGATCAAATGAAGACACAACAGGCTTATAGATTAACTCAATATTTAAAGCTTGCAGTCCTCTTCTCAGTCTATCTCTATCACTTAGCTCTTCACTAGCTCCAACGCCGCTAGTAAACTCTTCAACAATAGCCCTTGACGTAATTCTAAGATTGCCACCAATCATATTAGCAAAATTAGCAGCTGATGAATCTAATAAATTACCACCCTTTAAAAAATCGTTAAACAAACCAGAATCTGCAATAAGATCAGTTACCTGTTCTCTATTCGCAATAATTTCAGAATCTGTAAAAAAATTATTCCTAGCATATACAGTGCTGTCACCAATATAAGACCCAATAACATTAGGATCTGTTCGCATCTTTGAGGTATAGCTATCTATTGTAGAAGATATTAAATCCTCAGTAATTACATTGCCTCTTACCTTTTGCATCCGAAGCATTGCTAGTATTTCTTTTTTGTAATTAGCGCTCATTGGATAAGCATCTAATGCTCTTTTAATGTTTGCATTCTTAGATAAATCAAGATCTGCTTTAATATCAGCATCAATGTTGCCATCATAATTTCTAAACTCAAGCGCAATTGCTAATGGCTCTACACCCTCTGCACGAGCAGACTGACTTATCGCAGAGTATAAAGCATACGACTCTGGGCTAAGATTACGCATTATATCTAAAGTAGTACGGCGACCATCATTAGTAATAACTTCAAGATTAGAATAACGCTCAAATGCTTGAATGCCAGCATTTAAATTATCTTCACTATTTGATGTTAAAGCAGACTCTAAAGCAACCTTAGCTGATGGAAGAATAATGCCTTGGTTAAGGCCATCTACAATTTGTGGAAAATCAAACATATTTCCAGCAGTTATATTAATACCCTCAAATAATTGTTTGTCATAAAATGCTAGAGCATCAGGCGAAGCACTCGGAAGATTGCTAGCAATAGAATCCATTCTAATGCCATTAATGTATCTATTGTTTTGATTTGTAGATGCTGTCAACTTTCTATCTAGGTAAGCAGCTGTACTTGCAGAATCAAACTTATAAGCCTCTCTCAATAAGTCATAAGCTTGTTTCGCATTGCCTATTAGATTTGTTTCTTCTTGAGTTATTGCGTCTTTTAATTCTTTAAGATCTACCGTAGTCAACTGGATTCTATCGGCCCTAACTCTTGATTGAAGGGCAAAGTTTTCTCTAGCAGCAGTTATTAAAGTTTGCTGAGTTGTTTCATCTAATCCAGATGCTTCTATGTTTGATAAAGCAGACTGAAAGCTTGTATTCAAATCAGTAGCGTTTCGAAAATCAGATAAACTTTGACGCAATCTGTCTTCTTTTTCTAAGTCAGCAGCACCTTCCATCCTAGATAAAGCCGCACGTCTATCAGATATTTCTGTCGCAAGATTAGATCTTTGTTTTTGAGTCATCATTTGGATCATGCCAGCTACTTTGTCACCATGGCTTCTTCCAAACTCATCTCTATCACCACCAATCAAATCAGCTATTGCTTGATAATCTGGCGATGCTTCATCTTGAAGGGCTTCAGAAATAATATCTAAATCACTAGATTTCTTTCCAGCTACATCTAAATTTTTTTCTATCCAATTAGAAAATAATTCTGTTCCAACTTGCTCGGCAACATCATCATCTTCAATTTTAAGTATCATAGCCGATATATCATCAACTGTTGTAGATGGACTTATTGTTGGAAGAAGCTCAGATACAATATTGCTAACCTCAGACTCTACATACTCTTCGCTTATAGAAGCAAATGAATCCAGACCGGCAATCAAGGTTGGTATACTTGTTGTTATTTTTGCTTCTATAGCTAAAGCTTCTAAATTATTATGATCTATTTTATCAGCAAGCTCAGACATAATTCTTGGGTTTGTAAGCCCAAGCTTAAACATAGACTGATCTGAAGGTGAAAGCGTAGAGTATATATCTACAAGATTATTGTTAGCAGATAAGCCCTGAAGCCCGTCAATGCGCTCATTAGCAGATCTCCATGACGCAAACGTCATATTGTCTGTATTTTTTAAATCTAAATATTTAGCTCGAATAGAATTAGCTAAGGCTAAAATTTCTTGATTAGAAGCGCCTTTAGAAACAAGATTAGCTAATTTTCTTTCATCAAGATAACCAGACATTAATTGCTGATCTTTTAATGCTTTCTTTGCTGCTTCAGCCTGCTTCTTTGCTAGTGATGCGTATGTACTTGCAACATACTCAGATCCTGCTTCTTGAATATATCTGCTATAAGGAGTTGCTTCTCCCTCTGAGTTGTACATCTCTTGTATGTAATTGGTTATACGAGTTTTGTATTCATCCGCAGTCTGAGAGCTTGATGCAAACTCTGATCCCTTAGATGCAAACTCATTAAGAATTGATTCCTCAAATCTACGATCAATCATATTTTGATATGATTTAGCAGCAATAGAACCAAATGATGCTGGTGGCGTATAAGCCACAGGCATATTGGTGCTTGGATCTATTGCTATAATTTTATCTGATGGCTGTGATTTAGCTGCTTGCTGTCCAGCTTTCTCTGCATTCTGAGCAGCCTCTCTATAAGCCAACTGAGAAATTCTAACAGCTGCACTGCTAATAGCTTCGCCCACTTGAGCAGATCCAGCATCTGTTCTAACAACACCAACTGGCTGATTAAAGACTTGAGTTCTTTGTCTAATTACAGCCATTATTAAGTCCTTACTGTTTCATATTGATAAATGCCCTGACCCACTGTTCCAATAGCGCTAAACAAGGAAGCCGTTAGTGCATTTCGACCACGGCGTCTTTCAGCCATAGCTGCCATAGAAGTCTTCATATTCTCAAACTGTACTTGTTGATCTATACGAGAGGTGTCTTGATCTATAATATCTTTTTGTCTTTGTAAAAATGCTTGCACACTTTTGTCTTGTTGTTGAGCAAAACCAACATCAGCAGTAACGTCACGACCAGCAGCTGCAAATGCAGCTATATTAGCAGAAGTTGCTAAGTTGTATTCTTCGCGCCTAGCCCTAGACATTTGCAAAGCCTGAGTTTTATTCAACTTCTTTTCAGTTTCCATTTGAAAAGCATTTAGCTGAGAGGCTTGTTGCTGCGCTCGACCAGCTGCAATCTGACCTATTGCTGATAATCCAGCTGAACCTGCTACAATTAATTCCAGCATTAAACTACTAGCTCCGCTACTAATCCATTAACCTGCAACGGCAATGGATGATCTTGTTCTATTGTTATCTGTGCTGTTCGATTATATCCCAGCAAACGAAACTCTTTCTTGCCACTAAACGCTGAGGTAGTGACCAGTGGCCTTGAGTTTACCTTAGCTGATCTAGTGTTTTTAAAATCAACTACAATGTTAGTCAGCCCTCTAATCTCACCAGTCGCAGGGCCATTGCCCATAGAAGCATCAATAGGATTGGTAATAATCTTAGAGGTAAATGCCGATCCAATGTAAGCCGTTGTGTAGTTAAACGCTGAGTAAGCAGACAGATCAATTACATTCCCAGATATAGTAAACGTACCTAAGTGAGAAAGCTGTGTATCGTCAGCATCCTTAGCTAGTACAGTCACTGTATCTCCATTGCCCCAAGGTTGATCTGCCACAGCACTTACATCAATCTGATTACTGGTAATGGAAAACTCTCTCCAGCCATCTAAACCAATCTCAAAGTTTGTCGTATTCTCAAAGCTACCATAATAATAATAGCCATCAGAATCTTTAATCGTAGCATAGATAACATTACCAAGCGCAGTCACAGCATCAAACGATCCAAAATCACTAGAGATCTTTGTCCAAGACGCTCTCTTCTCAGCCCTGTTTGAGTTAAACAAAGCTATTGTTCCGTCAGTCATAACAAACGCAGCATAGCTTTCAGATGTTTCAAAGCTTGAGTTCGATACCGCCATATCTATTGGGCTATTAATTAAATGGCTGGCAATTGTTGAGATAGCAGTAGAAGTATAAGCGCTCTCGTTGTCAGTAAACAAATACTCTCTAACCGTCCTACCACCACGTTCTACAAACAAAGTCGCACCGTCTATCGGAGTGGGAGTTACAAACTCACACCCGTATGGTGTCTGCTTTCGTATCTGTAGATTAGTTGGAGTAAGCGGTTGGTTCTGAAATGTAGGTATGTAAAGCTCTGCTGACCCAGTAAAGATCTGCAAGTCACGGTTAGAAACCAAATATCTAATTGGATTTATTTCCCCAAGCGCAGCAGTAACTTGTATTGCATCATCATCAGCTGCATCTCCAACATCAAAATTAAAGAAGCTGCCAATCTTACTAAAGTAAATAGAATCTGGTTCTGCCAGTGTGCCAGCAAATACTAATCTATTCTGGTGAAATGTAACTGCTGCTGGATAACCACGAACAGCAGACCAAGACTGCTCGTCAAAATTAGAACTAGGAGCATGAGAAGAAATCTCTACATTTCCACCACCATCTTCTGAGCTATTTGCATTAGCGCCAGCAGTAAAGCTGTAGGTATTTTCATCTATAATATTAGAATCAATTGTTCTTGATCCATTTATTTGTGTTGCGTTTATACTGCCAACAGCTACTGCATTAGAAATAACAATGGCTTCACCGCCTTGAAAGCCGTGATTTATATGCGTAACCTCAATTGTTGCGCTGCCACTGGCAGTTCTTAACGGGTTTGCTACACTTAATCTTATATCTAGTGTTCCATTCACATTGCCAGTGGCTTGCGTAGAAGACTGAACACTGGTGATTGTTATCTCATCTTCATGGTATCTTATGATTGTACCAACATGCTTTGAGTCTAAATAATCACCACCTGTTTGTGAGCCTGTAGTATCAAAGTAAGCAGCGCTTGTTGTAAGCGTAATTCCATTGCCGCTGGTGGCGCTAGGATCAAGCGTAACACCATTGTCTTGGAACCTAGAGTAAGGCTGAAAGGTAACTTTGTTATCTGCTCTTTGGCTAAAAGAAAACACACTTACCTCAAAGTCAAACTGTCCGCTTTGAGTCGTGCTTGCTTTTCTTGTTAGGATTCTAGGCGCAAACTTATTGTGGCAAATAATAACAATATCGCCGTATCTAGTAATATTGTACTCATGCAAGTCATCTTCATCAAACGGAAGCGCGTTGCCATCAACGTCTTGAGTAAGTATCTGAGCGCCAAGTGTGTTTGTAGTAAAGGGAAAAGCTATATAACCATGCCCAATCCCAATAACATACCTATTAGTATCATCGCTCAAACTATTAGAAACAGTAACAGGCTCACCAGTTACCCAAGAAAAAAGCCTAATCTTTTTATCAATTGCAGCGCCAGTAACAAAGTTTGCTCTTTTCCCATACTTAAAACCATGTCTTCTCTTAACGCCGCCCTCAGGAAGAACAATCATATTCTGTAGGCTTTGAGCAGACGCAGAATAAACAGCAGAATCAGTCCTCATTAAAAGAGAATCACTGATTTCACCATACTGAAAGCTGTTAATGGGTACTCTGACTTTCTGCATTAACTTCGCCTTTCAGCAATAAACCTCGATGTGTTTAGCTTTTTAGTTGTTTGCTGTTGTGAATCCAGTCTTCTAGCTCTCATCATATGGAACTGCGCTCGCTCATCCATCATTTGAGCAAGCTGTGAATCCCTAGCAACAGAAACAGCAAGTATCCCAGCCATCATATATTCTACTGCAATAGTAAAGAACGGAGGCCAGTCAGCTTCACTAGCCCTAAATGTATGATCGCAGATTAAGGTGTCTGTGGCGACTGCATCGCAGTAAGCCATGTCAGCATAAATATCGTATTTAATTGGATACTCATTAACAGTTATAGCATGAACCATTAATGATGTAGACGGTATTTGATAAGCCGCATCCCAACGCCCATCAGGAACAGCAGCAAGTCGCACCAGTGTGCTTTGAGTAGTCGCAAAACCCCAGCGCATACTGGTTAGCGCAGCAGTAGCCGTATCTTCATACATAGCATCTACGACAGCAGACTCAGCAGTGCCATCCGTAAATGACTGAATCTCGTTGCCTCCCATAAGAACAGAAGCACGAGAACATACTTTAATAGAAGTGTTAGCTACATCAGGCATAGTAGTATGGGGGCCGAAGCCCCCATCCCCTTAGTTGTTATCAAGAACTTCAAAAACACCATCGTCATCAATAACAACAGCACCCATAGACATCATTGATGTTGCCAAGTGTGAAACCTTTTGCGGTACATAGTTTACTTCAGTTTGAACATCAGCATTAATGCCAAGCCCAACAGCAGAAGTATGGTACGCAAAGTTTTTACCACCAGCTACAGCAGATGTAGAGAAGATCTTAAAGCCTAAGAACTCTTTCATTGTCATGCCACCTGCGAATGGCAGGTTTTGTGGGCCAACATAGTCAGAGCTTGCAAACTCGTTGATAGCAAACAAATCAGCAAAACCAGCAGGAGACATTGCTAAATAGCGCTGTCCATCTTCTGGAATGTCTTCTGCACCAAATGTTGAGAACAAGGTCAGCAAGTCAGCTTTTTCAAGAGCAGATGCAGTATCATGGATTTGAGTAGCGTTAGCACCCGCATCCATTGCTGTGATCAAGATCTCATCAGTCTTACGACCAAGAGCAGCAGCAGCAGATTGCGCTACAGCTTGACGCTCATTAATGTTGATCTTCAACTCATCCAGCTTGTCAATATACTCTGGTGCATAGAAGTCAGCCATGGTGGCTTCGACATTTGTATGCACAAGTTCCATTGCAGTTACATCGCCGTTACGCGCTTTAGTGTTTGCAGCGCCTTTTCCAATTACTTGGAATCGAGCAACCGAGCCAGACACATTGCTTGAGCGAACAGTATTCC